GTGGCTGGCCTAAGTTGTTGGTATGTAAACGACTTAGGCCCTCCTGGAGCCTTACATGGATCGGCCTCCAGGTGGTCAGGAATTGGCCGGTGGCACTGCACAGGGGTGTGGTCACATCCTGGCCGGGGTAGGTCCTGTAACCTCCGGAAGGTACCCCTCCCAGCTTTACAAGTTGTATTTTTCTCCGTAATTTCTTGGTGGATAAGGGGTTATCCCATCTCGGCCTCTCTCCGGACTTGGCATGCTTCTTGTGGGGTGGTGGATGGAGGTAGGAAAGAAGTGGGTTGACAGGGGTGATCGGGGTGGGATAAGAGGGGAGCGTTGACGGGGCTTTAAGGCCGCTGCGTTGCCACTGCGCGCAGTCCGCTCGACCCGGCCGCCAGACCCCCGAGGATGGGACCTAGAGAATGGCTACCACGGCTGTCAAGAACGTCATAAAGCGTGCCGATGGTAGGCAGCGTGACCGTTTTGGCAATAAGTACGGGTGGCAGAGGCACTTGGGGGAGTTGAAGAGGGGCAGAGATTTTCCCTTGGGGGGAGTCCTGCGGCTCTTGAGGAGTGTGTTCGGTGGCTCGACGCGCGTGGTCTAAGTGGGCGAACACGGGGAGGAATCACCGGGATGGTAACTGCGTGATCTGTCAGGGGTTTGTGCTGGCGCACGCGGGGCGGTCGGTGTACCTGGGGGAGAAGGAGGGGAAGAAGCTCTGGGGGGTGAGGCATGATCGGTGCGAGAGGAAGGAGACGGAGCTCTTGCCCCGGTCTTCCCCGCCTTTGAAGAAGGAGCCGCAGGCGTTCGAGTTCAGGGGCGCACCCCTTTCGGAGTTGCCATGAAAGACAGGGACTTGGAGATCGCGCTCGGGGTCGTTAAGTGGTTCTCGGCGCGCACGGCCTCGGCTCAGCTCGACCCGGACATCCCCACCGTCGGGCAGATCGAGGAGGTGATTCGCGGGGTCGATCGGGAGCTCGGGAGGAAGAAGAAGGAGGCGCCGACGGGGGAGGCGATCGTGACCCGGGTCTTGGAGTCCCTCGAGTTCACCCAGCACTACGCCAAGTCCCAGGGCCAGGAGCTCCTCTGGGAGCTCTCCCCAAGGAACATCTCGGAGACCGGGTTCGATCTCGTGATCCTCTTCCCCTCTGGCGCGGGCGGTCGCGTCGGGATCTTCACCGTGACCGGAGAGCCGGCCGGGGAGAAGCCATGAAGGGGTACAACGAGTTACGGATCTGCCAAGACCAGATGGTCGTCATCGTCCAGGAGTGGGTGGACCGGAACCTCGTGACGAAGCCGATCGTGGTCAAGGTTACGCTCGACCGGGAGCGCCCGTCCTCGCTTGTCGATTCGTTCGTCCTCGATCTGCACGCCAAAGAGCCGGCCGAGAAAGGAGAGGGATGAGCCGGAAGTCGTGGAAACGCAAGCGCGCGAGGCGAGTCCTTCGCCACAAGGCTCGCGCCGCCGACCGTCGCTGGTGGGAAGATGCTCTCAACGATGAGCGCCGAGACTTGGAGTCCAGGTGGGCATGAACCTGCGTTGGCTCTGGTGCCTACTGACCGGACATGAGGTCAGCAACTTCCAGCCAGTGGGCATCATCACGGCTAAGTGGCAATGCTCCAGGTGCTTGCGCTGGTTCGCCTGGAGTGCCGAGCACAACTACTCCCTGCCTTGGGACCATCAATTCGAGGCGTTCTTTAAGGACCGGAAGCCATGACCGACGACGCCCGAGCGCAGGCTGAGCAGCGGTTGGCAAAGAAGTTGCAGCAGAAATTGACCCACATGAAGTTGAGTGGTGAACACCTTGGATGGCAAGTTACAAAGCATATAGCCGCCAAGCTCGCCGCCGAGGAGATTGCGAAGGTGCATCGGGAAGGATGGTTCGACGGTCATGGCGCACACCATTGCGTGCTGAACCACTATTACGAGGACGAGAGTGAAGTACCCTGGGACAAGGTCTGCGCCGACGCGGAGGGGGAGAAGTGAGCGAATCCGAAGAGTGGGCTCTGCGCCGGGAGCTCGACCGCTCCTCTCGGACAGCCCCCCGGCGTGCCCTCCGCCAGCAGGAGAATAGCTACCCCGGGAGCTGCGTCCGCTGCGGCCTCTACTGCGGCGCCCGGCGCGGCATCCTGAAACCCACCCGCGCCGACGGCGGGAAGCGTCTCTTCCACAAGGAGTGCGCATGAACTTCCGCTTCTGGTTCCGGGTCCTCGGATGCGTCTTCTTGGGCCTAGCGGCCTTCAATTTCCAGGGCCGCCGCTGGTTGATCTGGGGCTGGGCGGGCCTCCTCCTGATCGCGCTCGCGGAGCTCCCCCTCCCGTGACCCCGCTCCCCATGAAGCTCCTGGGACACCTGGAGCTCCGAAACCTGGAAGCGCTCGATCCCGCGCGAGCCGCCCTCGATGCCTACTCGATCTCCCAGTCGGTCCCCTCGATGGACCACCCGAAACTCCAGGCGCTCCGGGACCGCGGCATCAAGGTCTTCCGCTACGTGAACATCCTGACCCGCCCACTCGAAGGGTGGGTCGCGGGTTCCCCCTGGTTCAAGTGGCTTTGGAGCTTCCGCTACGCGGGCCCGCTCGCGAACGCGGACTCGATCCCCGCGATCTACCCCTGGTTCGGACAGCCGACCCTCTGGACCCACCACCGACTCACGAACGCGAAGCGGGACCAGCTCCGAGCGAAGCTGAACGAGCTCGTGCCCCCGGAGGACGGCTTGTGGCTCGACTTGGCTTACAGGGAGCCCCCCTACTGGGCCTTCTCGGGCCAGGGAGCCTCCTACTCGGACTTCGATCCCGTCCTCTGGACCGCGTGGCGGAGGAATATCTTGGCCCTCCTCTCCGAGCTCCGGACGATCGACAAGCGCACGGTCCTCTGTAACGGCGATAACTCGATCCCTCAGCCGTGCTTCTTCGAGCGCGCCGACTGGACCCTCGAGGCAACCTGGGACGAGCACCTCCGGCTCTGGCGGCAGCACCCGGAGAACGTCCTCAGTGTCTTTGCGAGCTCTTCCCGGGTCGGCGACTTGATCGCCGAATGGCAGCGCTCGGGCGGATGGATCTCCTTCACCGGGGACGATCCCTACGTCACGAGCGCCTTCTACCGGGCGCTCAACGCCCGCGAGGTGGCCGCGGACGCCGATCTCTCCGTGTCCGGCCGGCTCGGGCTCTGGCTCATGGCCTCGGGCATCCACGCCCAGGGAGCGATCGTCTGATGGGTAACTTGCGCGCCTTCCGCCGCGGCCAGAACGCGGACCGCCGCGCCGCCCAGGGCCGCAACATGAAACGGATCCTCGGAGTCCAGGACGGCCGGCCGCTCGGCGCGGAGAAGCTGACGATCCCGTCCCTCGTCGCCCACACCCGGGCCTACGCGAAGGAGTTGAAGGACAAGGCCGAACGCGCGGAGACCGCGCGCGTGATCCGCGGCCTTCGCAATGCCTCCCGCGCCCTCCGGGACGCGGCCAAGGAGTCCCGTGACGGCTGACCCCTTCAACGGCTACAGCCTCTCGATCCCTCACCGGCCCGAGACGTGGGGGCTCGGGCAAGATCATCCCCAGGCCGGGAAGAAGTCCCTCAAGGTCTACCAGGAGGCCGTCCGCTGGCGCTGGCGCCAGGTCCACGGTGCGAAGAAGCTCACGGGCCCGATCGAGCTCGTGACCGTCTTCGTCATCCGAAACCCACGCCAGGACGTGACGAACCTGGTGAAGGCGCTCGAGGATGCGTTGAAGGGGTTTGCCTTCGACGACGACGCCTACGTCTACCAGCAGTCGAACCAGAAGCTCCCCTGTCGGGGCGCGGAGGAGCCCCACGCGCGGCTCTTGATCCGCCCCTACCACGGGGACGTGTTCGACTGCCACACCGCTTCGGGGGGGCCCAAGCCACCGCGCAAGGCCCGGCCCCCACGGGATGTCCCGGGACTGAGGGGTAGCTCCCCGAGGAAGCGGGCTCCAGTGGGGGTGTGAGTTGGAAGATCCCTCGCCTCACAGCGTGAACCCTTCCGTCTCGGGGGAGTCGCTCTCCCAGGGCCCCCCTGATCTCTCCGACCCGTCCCGCGGCGACTACCTCCGCGCCCAAGAGTTCGCGCGCTGGAAGGCCGAGTGGGATCGCCGCGCGGCCGAGGTCCTCACGCGAAAGGAGCCCATGTCGGCCAAAGACTTCGCCCGCGCGATCCTCGTGTGGGGCGGCCTCCTCCTCGTCCTCTTCCTCCTCTACCTCTTCGCGAGGCAAGCCCTATGAGCGAACTCGAGCTCGGCCTCTGGATCGGAGCCTTCGCGGGTGCCTTGGTCGGCGTCGTCGCGACGGCCTGGTTCAAGGCAAACGCCGAGAAGCAGGAAGCCCAAAGGAACCGCCTCCAGGAGCTCACGGGCCAGGTCGACCAGGCGCTCGTCGCCCACGACCGGCGCCTCCGGGAGATCGAAGGGCCCGTGAAGGAGATCCAGGACGGCGTGCGGAACCTCCGCACCGAAATCGAGTCCCGGGTCCGCCGCCTGGAGCAAAAGCCATGACCGCCATCTCGACCCTCGAAAGCGTGGTCGGTTTCCTCCTCGCGGCCATCCTGACCTTCATCCCCGCCGGGATCGTCTACACGATCCTTCGTGCGCGCTTGGTCGAGCTCGAAACGGAGCTGAAAGACCACCGCTCGGCGATCCAGCACCTGGACCAGGTGATGGTGCAGCTCTTCGTTCCCGGCTCGAGCTCGGGCGGGGAAGCGTCTCCCATGAGCCGCCCCTACACCCGCCCGACGAGCTCGCCCGAGAAGTACTCGATCGAAGACCCGCCGAAGCGCCGCCGGCGAGCGCCGGCCAAAGCGAAGCCCGCCGACCTGACCGACGCCCACGAGGCCCGGCTCGAGGAGGAGGGCTTCATTCCCGAGGACCGATGAAGAGCGAGCGCCCCCGGTGCCAGATTCACGAGCGCGAGGTCATCGCCATCGTCGTCTTCCCGATCAACCGCGATCCCGGCCCGGGGATGTACATTGTCTCCGTGAAGGTGTGTCCCCAGTGCTTTCAGCCGGAGACGAACGAGTATTTCTGCTCGATCATCCAAAAAGGAGAGCCCAATGCTAACCCGCGACGAGGTTGAAAACGCCTTCACCTACCACGCGCCACGCGACCAAGACGAGCGTAACTTCTACGAGCAGTTCCGGGAGGAGATCCTCTCCCAGGCGCTCTTCATCCACTCGACCCTCACCATGTGCCCGGAGCGCACGCTCGCCCTCCGGCACCTGGAGATGGCGGTCATGTACGCGAACGCGGGCGTCGCGCGCCACGGTCTCGCCACCCACAAGACCCAGGAGCTCCCCACGACCGGGAGCTTGAACACCGCCACCACGGTCGACGGGACTCCATGAAGAAGGTCCATCAGGGGCTCCAGTTCTACGACAAGATGCGCGACGACTTCCTCGGCGGGAAGTCCGTCCGCACGATCGCGCTCGAGAACGGCCTCGAAGCGACCGAGGTCCTCGACTTCCTCCGGTGGCTCTCCCGGGAGCACGACATCGAGCGCGCGATCCGCACCGACCAGCTTCTCGCGAAGCTCATGGAGGCCGCCAACGCGGTCGCCGCGCAGTACCGCGACCACATGAAAGACCGCTCCTTCGAGTACGCAGCGGCGGCCCGAAAGGAGCTGAACGAGGTCATGGAGACCTACAAGGAGCTCGCCGGCCTGAACCAGGCATGGATCGAGCACAAGCGCAAGATCCCGCAGGGCGGGCGGCCCTCCCAGGCGCGCGCCGCCCGCGAGGTAGGCCAGGAGCCGCCGCGCGAGCCGACGGGAGGACTCGAGCGGGCGCTCGAGCGCGTGAGGGAGCCGGATAATGGAACACCGAGAGCCCGTGCCGGTGAGGCTCGTGGACCCGAAAGAAGCCGCGCCGCGGCCCTGGAGGAAAATCCCTTTGACTGAGGCTCGTACCACCAAGTTCCGACGGAAGGTCTGGGGACAGGCCGCGATCGACATCCATCGCGAGGCCGCAGCGGTGACGAAAATCGTCGCGGTCCTCGCGCCCATCTCTGCCGCCGGCCGCAAGGTGGTAATCGAGCGCGCCCTCGAGTTCCTGTCCCGGGAAGGGGAAAACCATGCTCGATAGCTGTAAAGAGTGCGGCTCTCACGAGGGCTTGACCGAGTGCCCAGAGTGCGAGGAGATCATCTGCGAAGGGTGCTGGCAGCCCCACCAGAATGAGCACACCGAGGAAGAGCTCGACGACGACGACCTGGAACCGCGACCACCGTTTTCCCGGTGAAGAGCTCGACGACGACGACCTACCGTGAACGCCCTCCACTACCAGAACGACTGTGAGCGGTTCATCCAGGACTGCCTCTACATCAAGGACAAGGACGCGCGCCTCGTCCCCTTCTTCTCCTCGGGCGAGTTTCCCGCCCAGCGCCACTTCATCCGCTTGGTCGAAGAAGAGCGCCGGGCCGGCCGCCCCGTCCGGATCGTCGCCCTCAAGGCCCGCCAGGTCGGTCTCACCTCCGTCTCGAGCGCCGTCGTCTACCACGCAACCGCCATGTTCCACAACGTGGAGACCAGGATCGCGTCGGATGACCTCGAGTCCGCCGAGGCGATCCACGAGAAAAACGACATCTTCTGGGAGCGCTCCCCGCTCGAGCTCCGACCCATGCGTGCCCGCTCGAGCGTGCGCGAGATGGCGTTCGCGAACCCGAAGCGCCGGCAGCGCCCCGGGAACCCCGGGCTCCGAAGCCGGATCCTCGTCAACACGGCGAAGAAGATCACGCTCGGTCGCTCGCACACGATCCGTAACTTCGTCGGCTCGGAGGTCGCCTACTGGGCGGACGGCGAGGCGACCGCCCTCTCCGTCATGCAGGCCGTCCCCGAGCGCCCCGGCACGATCATCATCCTCGAATCGACCGCCAACGGTGCCGTCGGCTACTTCTACGATATGTGCGAGGAGGCGCAGAAGGTCGGGAGCTCCTGGCGCTTCTTCTTCTTCCCCTGGTTCATGCAGCCCGAGTACACCCGCGCGGTCGACGAGCAGTGGAACGCCGAGAACCTGAACGAGGAGGAAGAGGAGTTGGTCGGGCTCTTCGGCTTGACGCCTGGGCAGATCGCCTGGCGGCGCCACACCCTCGTCAACAAGTGCCAGAACGACCCGGACCTCCTCCACCAGGAGTACCCTTCGACCCCGAAGGAAGCCTTCCGCTCGTCGGGCCGGCCCGCCTTCAATCGCGTCCACCTGGACATGCAGGAGCAGCACCTCCAGCAAGGGCGGAAGATCCGGCTCCGGATCGTCGGCGAGAACCAGCTTGGGCCCGTCGCCCACGCCGAGCTCGACTCGCGCGCGAACCTGACCGTGTTCGAGCCGCCCCAGTACGGGCGGGTCTACATCGTCGGGATCGACCCCGCGAAGGGGCTCGAGGAAAACGACTTCCAGTGCGCGCAGGTGGTCGATGTGCTCACCTCGCGCCAGGTGGCAGTCCTCCACATGCTCGTTCCCCCGGGCGAGTTCGCCGACGAGTGCTACGCGCTCGGAGCCTGGTACAACGTGGCGCAGCTCGTCCCCGAGAAGAACGGCGAGGGGATCAACATCTTGGTCCGGCTCGTCCAGCGCAACTATCCGCGGGTCTTCGCCGAAGCCGAGTACGACCAGGATAGCCAGCGCGTGAGCCAGAAGCGCGGCTGGCACATGGATGAGCAGAAAAAGCACCTCATCATCTCCGAGCTGAAAAACGGGCTCAATCCGCTCACCGGCCGGCTCCGGATCCGAGACCCGGACACGCTCCAGGAAATGAAGGACATGGTGCGGGACAAGCTCGGCCGCTACAACGCGCCGAAGGGGAAGCACGACGACCGGGTGTCGGCGCTCGCGCTCGCCTACTTCGTCGCCCACTCGGAGGCCGTCATCCTCGAGCAGGCCGAGCGCACCGACATCATCGACCCCGTGTACCAGCGGGAGCCGCTCAGCCGCCGGCAGCGGCGCTACCAGAGGGAACGCGCCGAGCTCGTCAACTACTGGGAATCTTAGGAGGAGCCGTGCAAAAAGACGTACAGCGCGTTCAACCGCTCTACGACGCCGACGAGGCGGGAGACCTCTTACCGACCGAGATCGACGGCGCCATGCGCGCCGATGCGGTGATCGCCGAAGCGAACGCTCGCCGGCGAGAGAACCCGGAGATCGCCGCCACCGAGGAGCTCGAGGCACTCCAGCTCCCGGGGCCCAAGCCCCACGGGATCCAGGTGAAGCTCGACTCGGGCGAGCGCCAGATCGTGATCGAGTTCAACGGCCGGCACATAGGCTTCATCAAGTGGGCGGCGAGCCAGGGGCAGTACTTGGTCCAGCGCCGGGTGATGATCGACGGACGCTTCACGTCCGAGAACCCCGTCCGCTACTTCTGCGGGCTCGCCGGCGCCTGGCGGGTGTGCTGCGAGTATGGGATCTCAATCGAGGAGTTCCAGCGCGCCTTTCGGGATCTGCCGCCCGCGGTCCAGTGGAGTTTCGAGAAGTGCCCGGTCCCCGAGAAGCGCCAGCAGATGGCCTGCAAGCTCTTCTACTGGAACCCGGACGGCGATCCGCGCTCGACCGCCGCGCCCGACATCAAGTGCCGGACCTGCCAGGCCGTGTTCGCGATGGACGACAAGGGAAACCTGACCTTGAAGGAGGGCCCGGCGGCGGCCGGGGAGCGTCGATCGGTTGCGGCTGCCGGTCAGACCACCGAGGCCCCGGTCGCCGCCCGGCCCTCCATTCCCTTCGAGCGCGAGTTCCTCCGCTACCAGGGCGGCACGAAGGCGCGACTCGCCCAGCTCCAGGACGCGGGCGCCGACTCGTGGGCTGGGATCGCCGAGCGCGGCCTTCCGTGGCTCGTGTCGATCGGCTGGAAGGAAGAGCTCGCCGAGCAAATGCTCGAGATCGCGAGAGAGCACACGCCATGAACGGAGGCCCGATGATTACAGTCAGGATCACCGCCGGGAACGCCGGTGAGCTACTCATTAGCGGCATGATCGGCTCCGATGCCGTCGCAACCGAGCGCTGCTCGGCCGACGACGCGAAGGCGATCGAAGCCACGGCCTACGCCGTTGCCGCGCGCGCGTGGGAGATTTTCAACGCGGCCAACGCCGGCGCGAACCGCTTCGCTGCGGATAACGGTCTCCAGCGGCAGGAGGAACCCCTGATCCAGCGGCCGAAGGTGTTGCCGATCGCGACCCGCCAATGACGATCCGCGACATTGCGATGGTCGCCCACGAGGCGAATCGAGCCTACTCGCGCTCACTCGGCGACTTCGGCCACCCGCCCTGGGAGAAGACCCCTCCCTGGCAACGAGAATCCGTGACGGACGGCGTGCGCTTCTTGATTCAGAATCCGGGGGCCGGGCCGCGCGAGAGCCACGCCAACTGGCTCAAGTACAAGCTCGCCGCCGGCTGGACCCGCGGTCCGATCAAGGACGAGATCAAAAAGACCCACCCGCTCCTCGTCGAGTTCGATAGTCTCCAGGTCACCCAGCAGCGGAAAGACGCCATTTTCTGCGCGATCGTCCGTGCGCTGGAAGGAGCCATACCCAAGGGGAACCCACAATGAAGATCCTGCTGGCCGCGATTTTCTGCGCGCTCTTCTCTCTCTCCGCCAGCGCCGACACGATCAACGGGGAGCTCATCCTCGGCACCGTGTCGGTCGGAGACTTCACCTACCTCGACAACTACGAGGGCTGGACGACGGGCTTCAACTGTCCCTGTCTCTCCTCGAGCCCGTCGCCCTACCGCTGGAACTTCGCCGGCCTCGGAATCAACGACTGCACGATCTCGGAGAACGCCTTTATCTCCGTGAAGTGTTGCGAGCCGCCGGCGCAGACGGGCCAGGTGTGGCAGGTGACTTCGCTGAGCGGCTCGTGCGTGACGCTCGAGAGCTGTGCCGCGGAGTAACACTTGCCGACCTTCGACTTCGAGTGCCCACAAGGGCACACCTTCGAGGTCCGGGGCTGCGCGGTCGGGCAGCGGGAGCACGAGTGCCCCGAGCACGGTGTCACCGCTACCCGCGTGTTCCTTCCCGGCGCGTGGACGACACCGCGCGTCGGGATCTTCCAGGAGCGCTACGACTGGGAGCTCGGGGGGCGCGTGAGCTCGAAGCGCCAGCAGCTTGAACTCGCGCGGAAGCGGGGGCTCGTCCGGAAGGAGGACGTGGTGGTGCGCGGCCTCCGCCCCATGCCGACTCTCGACGAGGCTGAGCGGGCACTCCAGGAGCTCGAGCCGTCCCGGGTCGCTCGCGCGCGGGAGAAGCGCGAGAAGATTGAGTACGAGGAGCGATCGGGCTTGCGACCACCAAGCCCCGGGGAGTAAAGAAAGAGGGCCGCCAGAGTGTGCCGCTGGCGGCCCGTCTCGTTGGCACCACTGCCTGGAGCCGAATGAATACTCCCACCTCATCCACCAGTTTTCAACCGCCAGCGCCTTCCCGCCCAAAGATTTTACATCCCGCCCAGGAGCCCTTTGTGATGGTCCCGGCCTGGCTCCTTGAGGCGAAGGTCTCCCTCCCTGCCCGCTGGCTAGCCGTCGAACTCTTGAACCTCGGAGCCCTCGCCCGCCCCGCCTACCCGTCGCTCGCTTACCTCGGGCTCCGCCTCGGGCTCCGGGAGCGGTGGATCAGGAACCTCCTACGCGAGCTCGAAGCGGCAGGGATACTGACGACTTTCCATCAGGAAGGAAGGTCGAGCCAGTACCGGATTCGCAAGCCCACCCCGGCAGTACAGTGCCGGACCCCCCGGCAGTGGAGTGCCGGGGACCCCGGCAGTACAGTGCCGCCAGATCCATATGGAGTTATTCAGATGAATGATCCAGAAAAACACACTGTGCCATTCGCCCTCACGAGCCAGGACGAACCTCGGCCGGCCAGGGGCCGGCCCGTGCGCGTGGTGGGTGGGTTTGAGGAGTTCTGGAAGGCGTGGCCCTGGAAGCGAAACCGGAAGGCGGCCGAACGCGCCTTCCGAGACTTGAATCCTGACCGGGCCCTCCTGGACCGCATCCTGGCCTGGATCCCGCGCTACCGGGAGACCGATTCCGTCCAGCGAGGAGCGATCCTTCACGCCTCGACCGCGCTCAGGCACCGACGGTGGGAAGACGAGATCGGACCAAAAGCACCAGCCACCGCGAAGCCAGCGGATGAGGATTGGCAGCGAGAGAGGGCGCGCTTCCTCCGTGGGTTCAAGGAGTCCAGCCGAGGCCATGACAACTTCTAACCAGGCTATTGACAATCGCGTCCGGAGGTGTTCCATACTGCAACCGCGCCAGGTGGTTGTCCCAAGAGATGATCGCGAGCCAGAGGGGCCAGCCCCAGGGACCGGCCGGCCCCTCAGACCGTCAGGGGGAGCGTGCCTCTCGATCTGTCTATCTCCTTCCCGAACATCAGGATCGGGAAGAAAGACGCCGCCAAGGAGGCGAAGCAGGCCGGTCCTGGCCCTCTCCGGCTGATTCTCGACGCCGACCCCGAGGACGACGAGGCGATCGTCCGGGCCGGCCACAATCTCTTCGAGGTCGCCCAGCGCGCCCGCCGGCCCCTCACCGATGCGTGGGCCGAGTACTACGACTGGGCCCGCGGAAACCAGTGGGACGGCCGCCGCCCGATGTGGCGCTCCCACGCCAAGTCGAACTACCTCTTCGCCTCGACCTTCTCCCGCGCCTCCGTTCTCACCGACTCCCGCCCCATGCTTCGCGCCCGCGCCCGCAAGCGCACCGAGTGGAAGGTCGTCCAGGGGGTCGTAAACCCGCTCCTTGCCTACCTGTGGGAGATCCAGAACATGGACTCGATCCACATGGAAGGCGTGACCGGGGGCTGTCTTTTCGGCACGTATTTCTACAAGCCGTATTGGGACCCGACCCGCTGGGACGGCCGGGGCGACATCTCGACCTCGCTTGTGGATTGCCGGTACATCTTCCCGGACCCCGGGGCGCTCGCGGTCAACGGGCCCGACTCGGGCGAGTTCATGTTCCACGTGGAACCCCGCTCGATCGAGTGGACCGAGCGCGCCTTCCCGCATCTCGCCGGGAAGATCACCCCCGACACGATCCCCTATGACTTCTACTCGACCAACCGCGCCCCCTCCCGCTACGGCCAGCGCACCCCGGTCGACCAGAAGCCCTGGCCGCGCGGCCTTCCCATCTTCGGACCCGGCGCCAAGAACCGCGGCGACCAGGGGACCGTCATGGACGACATACCGCGGGTCTTGGTCTACGAGCTCTGGATCAAGGACGACGCCGTGGACGAGCGACCCGAGGCGGACAACCCGGGCGACCAGTACGCCGAGCGCTATCCAACCGGACGGAGGATCGTGTGGGTCGGGGGCCAGCTCGCCACCCCCGACCGCGAGAGCCAGCGGAGCCCCTACCCGGACGCCCGGTGGCCTTTCGTCAAGGTCGTCAACTACGTCTGGCCGGGCGAGTACTGGGGCGGCTCAGACATCGAGCAAGCGGCCCCGGTCCAGCTCGAGCGGAACCTGGCGATGGCCCGCATCGCCGACCACATGCAGAACTTCACGAACGGCAAGTGGGTCGTGACGAAGGACTCGGGCGTCGACACGCAGACCCTCTCGAACTCCCCGACCCAGGTCATTCAGCCGCGGCGCCTCGACCAGGTGAAGCGGATCGACGGATTGCCGCTCCCCGACGGCATGATTAGCTACGTCAACATCCTCACCAAGGACTTCCAGACGATCTCCGCCTACCAGGAGGTGCAGGAGGGCCGAGTCCCCGATCGCATCCAGTCGGGTCTCGCGATCCAGGAGGTGAAGGAGGCGGCGCAGACGCGCGCGCGCATCACCGAGCGCTACATCAAGGGCGCGCTCGAGGAGCTCTGCGACCACTGGATGGTGCTCGTAAAGAAGCACTACCCGCGGAACCGCATCATCCGCGTCGCCGAGGAAGGCAGCGAGGTGCCGAGCTTCATCCGGATCAAGCCCGACGAGATCCCGATGCGGCTCGACTACGAAGTCACGGTCGGGACACAGCTCCTCCGCGGACAGTCGAAGCTCTCGACGAACGACTCGATCGAGCTCTACAACGCGGGCCTGATCGACCAGCAAGCGGCGCTCGAGTTGATCGACGTGCCGGAGCACAAGGCAATCCTCCAGCGGACCAACAACGCGAAGCAGACGATCCTGAATCTCATGAAGGGCGACCCGTCCTTCGCGCGCGGCGTGATGGACATTCTCGTCGCCAATCAGCAGCAGGGGCCGACCGGCCTCGTCAGGGGAGGGACCAATGGCTAGGGACTACAACCTCATGCAAGGCGCGAAGCACGGGCTCGCGCCCGGCAAGGGCGGACGGATTGCCGGCTCTCCCGAGGGCCAGCAGGGTGACGGCGGACTCAACTGGCGGTTCGACAACAAGGAGACGCTCCGCCGGCAGGGCGCCCTCGTCGGCTCACCGATCGGGATCGAAGGCACCGCGCATACGGACGTGCCTTCTTCATCGGGACGCATGAAGGCCATGAAGCGCCGGCTCGTCAAGTCGCCGGCGTAAGGGGAGACCGATGGCTGGAACCGCGACCACCGTTTTCCCGGTCCTCGCCGCTACCCCGCGCGGCGGCGCGAGTCCCGGCTACGCTTCGAAACTCCTCGAAGTCAACTTCACGGGCGTCGTCGGCACGGGCTCGACGACCTCGCGCGCGGTCTTCTCGGAGGGGATTCCGCTCCCGCCTTCGGTCGTGGCGCTCGGGCTCTGGTGGCGCGTGACGAACAACATCGGCGGCCCGGCCGGCGATGACATCTACGGCGTGATCGAGCTCCTCATGCCGGGTGCCCTCTGGCATCAGGTTCACGCGACCCCGGAGATGGCGTTCAACACGAACGGCGCCGGGACGGCCGTAGCAACCGGGGTTGTCGCTTCCATCGGCCGCCAGTCGGTCGCGACTTCGCCCGGGTTGACCGGGGTGCTGATCGCCGCCGGCGGCGGCTCGAACATGGGATCGGTGCCGGTTGGAATGGCGACCGAGGCGCGGATTGCGTTCAACGTGATCCACGTCGGGGTCGCCTCCGGCAGCGCGAACATCACGGCCGAACTCTGGGCGTTGCCACTCTGATGCCTGTACCGAAGGGATGGAGCCCAGCCAAGAAGGCCGCCCTCAAGCGGTGCGAAGCGCACCTGGAGGGCAAGCCGGGGATCAACAAGTACGCGGTCTGCCGGGCATCGGTGGGCCGCATGAAGGCGATGAAGCGTCGCCTCGAAAGGGGGAAGTAGATGCCAGCCGGAGGACTGCCCTATCCCTCGAACGGGGGAGGCGGGCCACGGGTCGATCCGACGATGGGCATGGGC